AGAGAGAATATTTTTTATAATTTTCTATTTTCAAAATTGGTATTTAATTTTTAATTTTTAAGCCACTTGGGCCTTTTTGGGCGTGGTATCACACAAAATTTATTATCCTAATTGATAACAAATTTTTACTTAGAATTATTTTCCTTTTACATATTATGTCGCATATCAATTTTCATGACCAAACAAAAAACAAAACCGATAACTATGAAACCCCCAATTATGTTTTTAAAGACATTTCTCATTTCATAAATAAAGAGAGAATAATTTACGACCCTTTTTATTGTACTGGTTCCAGCGGATTGTTTCTCTCTTCTCTCTTTACAACTGTTATTCATGAAGATATTGATTTTTTTGATAATTCATTTGTTTATGACATCATCATTTCGAATCCACCTTATTCTAAATTGAAAACAATTCTACAAAAGATTGAAAGAGAAAATAAACCGTTTATGTTGCTTATGCCTTTGACTCTGCTCACAAGAAAGTATTTTAAAACCATATTCAATAAGAAAGAAATCAAAATCATTATCCCAAAGAGTAGAATACATTTTAATAATGTAACATGCGTATCTGCTTCGAAAAGCAAATCATATTTTGATACCGCATGGTTTTGTTATGGAATTGATACTTTGCAATCTCAGATTACGTTTTTATAATTTCTCTCTTTAAAAATCAAATCAAGAGAGAAATGTAAAAGATTTACAGATAAAGGATTCGCACCTCTGACCTATAGGGAATGGACCTATCGCTCTGCTGCTGAGCTAATCTGTAGTGTTTTTTCATTCAAAAAATGCATTATTTCTGCTTGTTTATCTTCCAACAAATTCTCAATTACTTTCTGTCTAAATTTCAACCGTACATATGCATCGTAGTGTTTTTTGCATTGCTTATGCTGTGCTATGTTGACTTTCATTGTTGAGATTTTGGGATGGCCCTTTATATTTACATACGCTATAATCGGTTCATGACACAAAATACAATTTTCAATATCTGCTAATTCCATTACTATTATCTAGTAAGATAAAATTTGCTTGGGTCATACGAGCGTTGTGCATTACTAGGCGGAGACATCATTGCCATAGGACCATTAGGACCATTATGGCCATCCATTCTACTTGACATTGTAACCATTTCATCCGCTTTATGAACATATACTGCTGGTTTTGCACCATCAACGCCTACAATTGTAAAATTATAAACCATTAATGGATATGCGTTTGTAGGAACTTGCAATGCTCCCGTAGGACTACGTAAAGTTAAGGTAATATCTACAAAATCGCCAAATTTATCAAAAGTATTACAAAATGAATTATTGAAAGTAAGTACTGAACTACTGTTAGCAACCCATACTGGAAGTTGAAAATGTCCCATAAAAGCAGATGTTTGACTTGTCCTTGTAATATTGCTATACGTATTGCTTTGTTTAAAAGCTGGCCCTGACATATAAAGTTGTATAAGCGTATTATTACCAACACCATAAGTTGCTGCAGACTGAGCGACAGTTACACTTGTTAAACTTATATTAAATGAATCATACTTATCGTATAAATCTCCTAAAATGTTCTTCAAGCTAATACTTGAAAACCTTAATTCGGTATTTAAAGCGTTTGATGTGCCAAATGTGTTTGTTGTGTTCGGAGCTAATACAGATGAGAACAATACCATTTTTGAAACAGGTTGAATTTGAACTGCCATATTACTATGAGGAGAGAAAGAAATATAAATTGCTAAACTAATTAAAACTTGACAAATGCCGTGTTGTCCTGGAATATCAGAACCTGGTCAAAGCATGCAAACGCATCGAATCGTATCTGAGGGTTAACTGTAGTAAATATTCCAGTTCCAGTTCCAACATTTGCTTGAACAGTATTAAAAGTAGGAACCCAGAAAATATCATCAGTATTTGAATTGTACCCAGAGAAAATGCCATCTTTTGATGCCGCACAATAGTTTTCCAAATCCAGGCCAACATAGAATGAGCCAGAGTTGTTGTTTGAAATGCCAACTGCAGTAGGATACAATGCACTTGAACCACCATCAACAGTAACAGAATATGCTGCATTTCCTCCTAAAGGCTGGACACCAGCAACAGATGCCGTCGAGTTGTAGTATTGGTAGGAGAATTTCTCGATGCTTGGCTCATGGTGTAAATCAGAAATAGAGCCAACAGCTTTCACAACTTCCTCAAACATCTCCTGTAACGTATCCGGAGGCTTGCTGGGAACAATCTGCGAACCAAGACGAAACTGGTATTGCTGAATACCTTGCTGAACGCTTGATAAGGGAAAATAACACGGAACTCCTGTTCCTTTGTCTCTGCAAGAGATAAGAAGAGATTTAAGCGAAGAAAACTTAGCAGGAATAGGCATGTTAATTTGCGTAGAAGCTCCCGTAATAAGCTGAGCGTTGTATTGGTAGTTGCGGTATTCAGGCATCACAAGTTGCATGGGTTCAGCCCCAAGAGCACCATACACACCGCGCATGGCTTCATCACCAAGTTCGATAAACTGAGCAATGTACTCGCAGTTAGTAATTGACATCGTGTTTGCAAATGCTCCGGGATTTGGAAAAGCTGACCCTTGATTGCAAAAATTGGCAACACTTCCTACAAGTTGTAGTTCAACTCTAATAGGGGCAGAAGTGCAAGCAAAAAGAGGCAAGTATTGTGCACTGCACAAAGACCCTACAAGGGAAATCAGATTGATGCAGTAAGTATCAGAAACAGTTTGATTCTGGCCAACAGAAACAGCAGACTGACCACCCAAAGTAGCACCCTGTGAACCAATAAGTTCTCCAGAATTTGTTTGAAAGCAAGAACTACCCAAAGAACTTACTTGCTGAGCATAAGTAGTCACAACTGATGCAGGAGTAGAACTAACCAAATCATTACGGGTTCCTGTAGTCGCATTGTATTTACCATATGTAGAATCAGTAGAAACTTGCAAATCAAACATCATCTTAGCAAGCATACCGTATGAGTCGATATCCTCCAAAAGATTAGACCCAGAAAATACCCGAATGCGCTGAATCACACTGTGAATACCGCATGAATCAAGTCTAAAATTGGTTGCAGTAGCGGAAGTATTTGTGACGGCACAACGGAATTTCAAATAACTTTCAGTAGTAGCCAGAACAAGATTGGCACGAGTGGGAATGTTAATAATAATAGTATCGCCTAAAGCATACGGACCAGTTCCATTTTGTGGGGCAATATTTGTACGAAACGAGCGAGCAACAGCAGATTCAACTTTACCACCGTATTTGAGATTCTTTGGCAACATAATTATAGTTAAGATAATATTTTTAGTATTTTAATTAATTAAAATATTATCTCCTAGATTTCTTCTCTAATTTCGATTTTCCCCCAGACCCGCCATAAGATTTTAAACCAATAGGTTGCCACACAATATCCGAACTATTGCTAGAGTTTCCGTAAATTTCATTCATTCCCTCAGGTTGTCCTTTGTTGAAATCAGAAGGTGATATAGCAGATTGCATAACCTTCAAAGCTCCAATAACGTGCCTGACTTGGTGTGCCCCTTTCATGCCAATTATAGAAGTAGGTTTCTGCGAAAATTTCTGACCAATTGCTCTCTGCATTATTACCTTAAAGAGAGAAAATAATTAAACGAATTGTATAATATCAATTTGCAGAGTTATATTAAAATATTGACCGTTTAAATTGAGAGGCATTCCGTCTTGAGTTAGTAATTGAATTTGGATATTGTTTATTTCGTTTATATAGAGATTTGTCCTAAAGTTATTTGGGTTAGTATAAGTAATCAAGGAATTTGGAAGAGTTGTAACTGGAATACTTCCTAAATCATTCATTGTATTGCGTTCAAATGTTGTGATGTTTCCTGTGTTGTAGTTGCTACGTACTTGTATTGTGCGTACGCTTGCCAAGTTGATTCCAAAATAACTGTTTAAAATACCTGATGTTGATATGTTATAAACATCGCTTACTGTATTTAATCCCAAGAGCTCACGGGCTGTCGTTTGCGCAGTAAGTATTGTAAATTGTCCTCCCGTGCTCACGAATTTGAATTTATTCGTTATTGTGTTATATGTACATACAAAATTGGGAATATTTAAAGTAATCCATGTTGCCAACTGGTTTGCGTTGTAGTTGCCAAATGGTATGTTATAAAATATGGGGTCGAATCCTGTGTATTGTACTGCTATAGTTTGATTAAACTGATTAATTTGATAAAATGAGAATGGGATTGTTAAGGAGACGAGAGAAATGTTGATGTAAAAATTACTTGGACATGATATGTAGTCAAACGTAAAAAGAACATTGCTATTTTGCCCTTGACTATCATAGGTTTCATCTGCGTATTTAGAGTTAAGATAAAGCTGAACTGAATCTATTTCTGACATTGCTATATATAAAGACAGATTATATTTCTCTCTTTATACTGCTTCTAAATGTTTCTTTAATTTTTTATGTCTTGTTAAATATTGTTTTGAAACAATTGCACCACATTCACATGTAATTTTTTGATTAAGTTCTTTTTTATGCTCTTGATAATATTCTTTTGCATATTCTTTATTTTCTTCAGAATGTTTAATTCTATATTGTTTGTATTCTTCTTTATGTTCGTCATTATATTGTTTTACATATTCTTCTTTTTTATATGCATTTTTTGAATTTAAATTACTTTTGTAAAAGTCAATCCAATACTGCTCTCGCTTTTGCGATTGTTTACTATTTTCGCATGCGTATTGTTCAACTTCTAACATTTTGAATGCATCCCATCCGCCATTTGCCCGGATTGTTTCATATACTTTTAAATGAGATTTATCAGTTTGAGTATTACAATTACTTTTATGCTTTGCTTTTCTTGCTACAAAATTTGTAGTACTTCCTACATAAACATAATCGCAATCATCCGAAAATATTCGGTATATAATTGTGTTGGCGTAATTGACTTTTGACAATGGCATTATGTTATATTATATTGCATTCTCTCTAAGTAGTTTCACTGCAGATATTCCCAAGGACTTTTTTGGGTTCTGATACGGTTGATATCATGTGATGCTAAAGGATTAAACGAATAGTTTTTTGTGTGAACCACTTTGCCTCCTGTTTGAGTTTCTGCTAAAGCTGATACAACATCAAACGGTGAGCGTAATACAACTTCGTTTGGCTTAATTTTAGCACCAATCCCTCCAATTCCAATTCCAGGATTATAACTAACAACTTTATTATCTTTACCTGCAGATGCTCTTGCCAAACTACCGCCCAAACTGTGACCTATAAGCATTGAAGATTTGCCATATTTTTTGTCGACGTCCTCTACGAGCTTTTTTGACCGTTGAAATCTTGCGTTACTTTTCTCTGTTCCTGTGGCTATAGCCATGTCGCTCTGCAACCAATCACGCGTAAATTGTGGAATGCTAGAAGCAGTAGAACCTCGAAAACTAATTAACGGTTTTCCCTTCTTATTTACAAATACTTTTGCTTCTGGACTTGATAAATTAGCATCTAATGTGTAGCCGTATTTTTCTCCAATTTTACGGGCTTCTGCGCTGTTATCGTATGATGCCGAAAGCAAATCTGCAAGCTGTTGTTTTTTGTTTTTACCACTCATAGCTTATATCATTATTAAAATTATAATTATTGCTACTTTCGGGACCCCAATTTCTAATAAAATACTTTTTATAATTAACGCGTTCATCTGTGTTACTATACTTATATCAAACTGTTTCTCAACGAGTCAAAGTATTTTCCTAGAGACCCATGACCCAAAACAGTTAAAAAAGTATTTGAATGTCGAGTTCTTCACAATGCGCTTATTCGATAAAAGAAATTCAATCTGACCTTCAACGAGTGGTATTTCAGCGCGTTCCAAATTATGAATTTTACTCAAAATTGCTAAAAGTAATTCTTTCTTCTCTCCTGCCCATTCTCTTTCTTTCTCTTCTGGGGTTTTTGCTGTTAATTCTGATTCAATGCAACGCGCAATAAACAGCGTAAGTTCTGTATCCAAACGCAGTGAATCAATGTTAGGAATTGCGGAAATTTTATCTTCTATTCGCTTGACAATCTCGAGACGGCATATTTTCGTTTTGAGTTTTCGTTTAAAATCTAAGCCTTCCATATTATACCAGGAGAGAAAATAATTTTTTACTTTTGCAAAAGTGGAGCAAAACATTCTAAAAGGAGGGGTCATAGGGGAACCTTGGTTCCCTTAGCTAATTTGATAAAATAAGTTATTTGCGCATAAATATCTAAGTTGCCATGTTGTGCTAACATTTATACTTGTTGCACCAGTCCCGCTATTAAGATTAACCCACACAGCAGGAGCACCAGTGCATGTAAAATTTATAGTTTGACCTCCGCCAGTTGCTATCCTTCTTATAATAAATTGTTGTCCAGAATTAGTACCATTAGGAGCAGGGAGAACAAACCCCATTCCGGCAATTGGAGTATATAAAATTAATGCTGGTATTGTTGTAAATGTAGTTAATACGCCAGTTGAATAAAGTGTTACTGGATTTATTATATTACCATTTACTTGAAAATTTGCACTGGCTATAGTGGTTCCGGTCATTAAAGTATTATTAATTTCAGAAGCACCCTTTATATAAACTGTGTCTGCAGTTCTCCCTAATATTATTGAATTATTTGCAACAGGAGAAGGAGCACCCGCCCCTATTACAGTGCAATTACTAAAATTTCCAGTAGGCCAAGCACCCGCTCCTATTACAGTATTTAAAGAACCTGTCGTTATACCTGTTCCTGATGATGCACCATAAATCAAATTATTATTGCCAGTTGTTATAGTTGTTCCTGATAAAGCGCCAACGCAAATATTGTTGCTTCCCGTTGTAGTATATAAAGACGAAGATAATGGCGGAGCTATGCAAATATTACCGGATGAAGTTGTAGTAGTAGCAAGAGAGGATGAATCTCCTACAATTATGCTGCCAGAATTACCAACTGATGCGCCAAATGCCAAAGCATTCGATGGAGCACCAATATTTAAATATCTTAATGGTCCAAAAAATGAGTTATTGCCAGTCCATGTATTGTTACTAGCTAGTAATGCAGTTCCAGAATTAGCATTGACAAAACCCACAGTAGCGTATTGTGTCGTATTAGTTGATAAATTATTTCCGAGTGTAGTAGTTGGATGAAACGCATTAAATGTAGTAGTTGATTGAGGTGTAAATGGAGCATATGGGGCTACAAAATTAGTATTCAATACTAATACAGTTGTTAAAACTCCTGATGAATTACCACAAGCAGATGAAATAGATGTTGATATTCCGGATGAGTTAAAATATGATGTGTTTCCTATCTGTGTTGTGCTCAAATTAAATGCTCCATTATTTGTATCATCTATTATAAATCCCGCACAATCTGAATATAATCGTAATCCACTCCCAGCATATAATGATGCTAATTGCCTACTTGCAAAATTTGCATTAGTAACCGAAAATGAAAATCCACCATTTCCGCCTTGTGCGCAGTTTATCAAATCACTTGCCCCTTGTCCCGGTTGAAATCCATTCCATCCGATTCGTAATGCTCTTATTGTTTCTACTACAGTTGGAATTGATGATGAATTTGTAGTTGATATAGTAATTGGTAATGTTGTTGATGAATTAGTAATAAGATTTGTATTTAAACTATTTGCAGATAATTGCCCGTTTACGTTTGTCCCGTATAATGTGCTTGTTCCTCCTGTTGAAGTTGCTGTAAAATATCCAGCATTCATTATTGGGGTTGATATTGAAACCGAATCTGTTATTCCTGTTGAATTTAATAAACTACTTAGTGTTTTAATTCCTGTAATTGTTTGAGCACTTGTAGTTAAAAATTCATATCCTGTTGGTAAAATTGGAATACTACCAAATGTTTTAACTCCTGTAAAAGTTTGTGAATTTGTTGTAACTAATTGGAAACCAGTAGCAACTTGTGAATTAGTTAAAGAATTATTAACAATCGATAATGCCGGTATTGTATTTGCAGATATAGATGCCCCGCTTGATGCTATTGGTATATTAAAAGTATTTGTTCCTGTGAAAATATTATTTAATGAAAGAATTGAAGTTCCTCCGATGCTTTTTGCGTATCCTACTGTAGCAAATTCATTATTGTTTACTCCACTATTTGCTCCAAGAGTAGTAGTAGGATAACTACCGTTAAAGGTTGCATTATTGCTACACGTGAGAGCATTTACGGTTGTTAAATTAAGCTCTGCAGTTCCAGCTCTTACCTTAAATAAAGTAGAATCCATTTCTAAAACTGATGATTGCACCCCTGCAGTATTCACATTAAATCTATAATGTCCAGTTGAGGATGTGTTTGTGAATATAAAATATCCAATTGTATCTGAATGTTGTAAAACAGTAGTAGACACTGAACCCCCTGCAGCTCTAAATGTTAATGTATTCCATATATTCTGTGGAACTGTAAATTGCTGCGATGACGCATGAACTGCATCTATTGCCTGTTGTGCAGTAATTCCACCAGATGCCGATATTAGACCTTGAACAGTCTGGTAATTTGTTAATTGGGTTGCAGTAGTTGCATTTGTTATACATGTTGGTACTTGGTCAAAATATGCCGTGCCTAAAGCATGAAACTGCCCACATTGCATTTGTCCATCACAATTTATATTTCGCTGACAATATATGTTAGCATTGACTGCAGTATATCCAGGAAATCCTAAATCAGTTACTCGTAACGTGCCAAAAATATTAGTTGGTAGAAAGTAATTATAAGATATGCTCATTGCTATATTACATTAGTATTTTAATATTTATGGCGGAACAAAAGGATAGAATTGATTGAATCCCGTATTTGGAACAAAAGGCTCTCCGTTAATCGTAAGGGTTCCAGTAATATTCACAGCAGTTCCTCTTATATTTGTGGTTGTAGTATTTATAGCGCTTCCTATTGATATACTCGTATTATTACATGTTAAACTTGCTCCCGCTGTTGTTATTAATGGCGAAGCTAAATTTAAACTTGATGAAGCTGTTTCATTTATAGTTTGACCTATTATATTTGTAGTTGTACTGCCGTTAATAACAGTATTTTCAGACCTTATATTTACACCTGCTGCAGCATCTACTCCTATATTTGTAGTGCATCCTAAAAAATTACCCATATTAAATGTTGAAGTCCCACTATTAAAATTCAATAATGTATTTGCTCCATTTGTCATCGAGAATTGGCCGTTGTTTATATTCGCTGTCCCTGTTAAAGGTAAAGCAGTGTTAGAATTAATATTTAAAAAAGGCGTTGCCCCGTTATTCATCAAAATTTGGCCTGAGGTTATGGTTGCGGTCCCTCTCAAAGGCAATGCAGTATTTGAATTCAAATTTAAAAAAGTATTTGCTGCATTTGTCATGCGAAGTTCTCCGTTCGAAATTTGCTGGTATGTATCAGATATTAATACTGGATTTACAGTGTTTTGAATACCTTGCGTATGGATTGGCAAAGTAAAATTTGTTTCACTTGTTATATCTAATGTTGGTGCAAATATGCTCATACTATCTGGAACTGTAGTAGCACTTATAAATTGAGTTTTTTGCTGTAATGCAGTGGTTTCATTTTGTAATGTTCCCACTTCTGTTTCTAGTGTCCCTACTTGGCCTTGTAATGCTGTTACTTCCACTTCTAGAGCTGTTACACTAATAGATAATGCGCTTACTACTGCATCTGTTGCAGCGGTCGCAGCTAACGCAGTTGTTGCTAGGCCAAGCGCAGCAGTTGCTATTGGAATAGCTTCCGTACCACCAGGTTCACCTTGCGGACCTTGGGCCCCAGTATCACCTTTATTGCCTTTTGGACCCTGAGCCCCTTGTGGTCCTTGTGGTCCTTGTGCTCCTTGAGGTCCTTGGGGACCTGTTGCACCAGTTGGGCCTTCTTGAATATTCATGACTTGCTGCACTGTCAAAATTATACTTGGAACATCTGGCCGAGTTGGCGTAGTTAGTCCAGTCTCTATAAAGAGAGAAATATTAATATTCGGACTACTCCATGCAATCTGAAAATTATCATTTGCATTCATCTGTAAAAACCAATTCCAGGCAGCAACAAATTGTATTGCATTGCCCGTGAGAGTAAAAGTAGTATTACTATTTGGCACGGCAACGCCATTATAAACTAGCCATATATCAATGTTTGCATTTGTACCCGTTGATTTTGCGACTTGTGCCGAAAACTGAATATTGTAAACACCTATATTCTGTGCTGTTATTTGTGTGCCGTTTTGAATTACGAATCCTTGTGAGCTTACAATGCTATTGAATCTCATAATATTTACAGCATTTGCTACGGGATTGTTTTGGGTTGTCGTGTCAAAAGAATTTAAATAATTGCCTGGGCTTCCTGATGTGCCAGCAGGGCCGACTGGTCCAGGAATACCTTGTGTTCCTTGCGTTCCCTGTAGGCCCTGTGGACCTGTCTCAAGAACAAAATCTAAAATGGGTACTTCGGGGGTGCTCCCTGGGTCTAGCGTTACACTTGGAAGAGTCCCATATGGTACCGCGGTAACAGTTCCTATTTCAATTACTGGGGTTTCACCAGTTGGACCAACAGGACCGATAACACCATTGCTCGCAAAAATAGCGCTAATGCGATTAACCGATGCAATAGCATTTCCTACCGATGTGCGAAAATTCAAAAAAGTATTTGCAGGAACAGCATACGCTACGGGCGTTAAAATTGCACTGAGAGCGCCCGCTAAAATCGTTAAACTAATACCACTAAAAATATCATTAATATATAGTTGAATTGTACTGTTAATAGTAGGTGCAATACTGACAGAAATGTATAAAGTTTGTAATGTGCACTGTGGAAGAATTATATCCCCAAGCGATTGGCCGGCCGCGCCAAATGACCAATTTTGACCCCCGTTAAGTGTCGTGCTAAATCCACATGTATTCTCAGCCGATAGAACAAAAAACCCTCCAGGTCCTCCAGTTTCTACTATGTTATTTATCTGTTGCTGTATATTTGATGTCGAGCCTAATAAATAAAGAATATTTTGTTGTGGGACGCCAGAGTAAAAGTCAGCAGTAATACTGCTAGTTACTATATTAGTTGAATTTATTTGTGCACTTGTTAAAGTATTCGAATTTATAACGGTTGATGTTAAAGAATCAGCTTCTAAAGTTGTAGTTGAAATTGTATCGGCATTTATCATCGTTAAGCCGTTCAGCTCAGTAATCATACTTTCAATATTATTTAGTGACATATATACAATATGTTATTAAAATATTATTATGCTTTACCCTTTTTAATCTTAATTATTTTTTGTATTGGTTTCTTTTGTAATGCTGCTGCCTGTTCGGCTTCGGCTTCTGCTTCTGCTTCTGCTTTCTTCTGAGCTCTTTTCTCGCGGGCTTTGCGGTTAATTTCATCTTTTTTAGCTCTCTCTTCGGTAAATCGTTTTTCGTCTGCTTTCACTCGTTGTTGTTCTGCTTCTGATTGTTGTTCAGCAAAAAGAGCTTTTCTTTCTTTCCGGCTTAAAGGTTTCTCGGCAACTGGCTCTATGAATTCTGGAACATCTGGCCGAGTTTGCGGAGCTACCTCTTCTACATATTCGACATCATCCGGTACAATTTGTGCCGGTCCTTCGTCAACCTCTTGAACATATTCAGGTTCTTTGGCAATTTGCAACCCAGACGTTTGACTAGGTCGCACGGTATCATGTGCCATATTGTATTCCCGTCTATCAATTTGATGAACTTGTATAGGCAAAGGTGGCGGCTCTTTTGGTATCTGAACTTTAAAAAAATCACTAGCAATGCGTGGGAACATGCTCTCTAAACCGATGCTATCTTTTGAACTGAATCCCGCCGGCTGTATATCCCTGGAAACCCGCCCCTCGTTATATCCTACCGAGCGAATGGTTGAGCCTATATAGTGCGTAGCATAGTATGATTCTGAATTAGGTGATAAAATATTCTGTTGAACATTTCTAAACTTAATATTTCTCTCTGGTTTTGTCTTTCTCATTATAGTAGTCTAAGATTATTTTTTAATATAGTATTGCTTGGCAGTCTCGGCACTTGTTCCCATTTCCGAAGCTGTTTTTTTCATATTCGCATCCATGTCATGTATACTGCCGAATTTATCGGATAAATAAGTTTTCCGCATTTGCGAAGACCCTACACCTTTCCCAAAAATAGCATTCAATTTATGCGTAAATTGCGGACTGGTTAACTGGTGAAATTTCGTATCGAACAATAAATAATCTGTCGGATTTATGCTAATCCATTTCTTTAAAATAGTTAATAATTCCTTCGAGCATTGTATGACCTGCTGACCGTAAGTTTTTGAAGTCTTGTAATTGTTAAAGACAAGTTGATTCTTATATAGGTAATTGTCTGCATCTGTCGACTTGTGAATTTTAAACTGAGTCCAATCTTTTGACCGTCGAGGACTTATAAAAATACCAGAAACAAGACAAACAATAATATAATCTTGTATCTTAGAGAGAATATCTGCGGATGGGTTGACATCATATATTTTATAAAGACATGACGCCTCGTGTTGCAATTGCTCATATTTCTCTCTTACTGTATCGGAGTCAATCCAATTCTCACCCTTTGTTATTCCTTGCTTAGGTTTGTCTGCCAATAGCTGAGCAATCATGCTCTCGTATTCAGGTTTTCGAGTAACAGCCAAAATAGCAGAAAGCTTTTGAATTTGTTGGGATATGCTTAAAGTCTTTAAATAAGGGATAACCTTCGCGGATTTGTCAAAATCGCTTACAATATTCGGGGAATCCCCAAAAATAGCCTTATGTAAATTTGTAAGCAAACTCGCATATGTTTTAACAGATGATTCCGCAATATCTGGCTTGTTCTTTTTGATAAGGTCAACAATCTCCATTTATATTATAAAGAGAGAATATTATTAAAAAAGATTTTGGCTTCACTGCATATTTTCCTTTTTAATAAAAGAATATATATAGCTATATCATATATGGTAATAATAATAAATAGAAATAGAAAGAGAAAGAGAGAAGCCAAGAAGCCAAAACAGCCAAAAAGCCAAAATAAACCCCTTAAATCAAACATTTGATTTATACGCGAAAAAAAACATCGAAAAAAAAAATCAAAAAAAGGAAAGTTTGATTTAAGCCCGAGATTTTGGCTTCTTGGCTTCTTTTTGGATGCTCCCATTTGTCCGTAGCACCCCGGCTTATTCAATCGACTTAATGCCGTAATAGCACCATTTATTTTTAAAATCTCCGGCTTTTTGGTGCTTCTTCTTCACAACTCCAAACGATTCCAACTCAGTATTGATTTTCTTTTTGTTATCCATACTAAACTCATCAGTAATATCATTAACTAATAAACAGTCTTCGGCATTTCCTGTAATAGTATATTTCTCTAACAGCCTCTCTCGCAAAGATGAAACAGAAGTATCACTCTTTTCAATACAAATATCGACTGCCTTGTTTTCCCATGCGTTGAAAATTAGCATGACAAAAGCATTAGCCCAGTAGTCCGTTTTACATTTATCTTTAACAGTATCATCTTTAATTTTATACGATGCTAATAATAATTCACTTGCGCCAGCTTCTCTCATCTCATCAATTTGACTCTGTGTTTTGAATGAAGTGGCGCTCGCAAATTGCAAACGATGCTCATTAACATCTTCACAATCAACCTCAATCTCATCATTACCAAGCGAAAACCAGGTAGTATCAATTTTGAACGTAGTATCAACTCGGTCATAATTTCGACGGGCAACATGATTGTCTCCGCCACCCGCGAGCTTCTTTATCATCTCACTATTCAATTTCATTTTATCCTCCGCGCTTGGCACTTCTTGAGATATAGCAAGACGAGAAAATTGGTAATCGATTAACCAGTATAATTTTCTACTAATTTCAGAGTTATCAATTTTACTGTTTCTCTGACACATTATATTCTTCAGCTCGAAGGTTTTAACATAATCGCCAAACGATGACTCTAGCAAATCATATAAAACGCCTTTGCCACAATCGCGTTTTCCCAAGTAAGAAGCCCAATTTTTGTCTTCGCAATTTCCAGCAATGGCGCGAGCCAAAAATTGCATTCCTTTTACGTTCTTACCGAATAACATTTTAATAATATTTTCATCAATTGTTTTCATAACAGAATGGTCTGGATTTTTGAAATAATCCCCGAATGCGCGGTTAATCTGAACAGTTGAATAATATTCAAAATCAATCTCGTCCCAGGTAATAAACTTCTTGGTTTTAAAATCAAGAACGCCATCCAAAAAGCAAAGTCTATTTTTGGTTGTAGTATGAAATTTATCATATATATTGCTTGGAGTTGCAATTTTAACTTTGGCATATAATGATTCTCGGATGTGCTTGGCATCAGATATATTTTGAGAATATGGCTTAGAGTCATCTTTACCGGGTTTTCGAATATTCGCTTTTTGAATAAATACCAAAATATAAGAGTCAATATCATCACATTTCCATACGTGATTTACTCGCAAAAAATATTGTCCTTTTACATAAATAAGGTCGCCATTTAATTTCTCAATAATGATATTACTAGCATCATCGTCATTCGTTGCAAGAAGCTCATCCGTTTGGTTTGTATCAGAAACAATTTCTTTATATAAATCTTTATCGGCTTCTTTCGCCCACTTGCATAAAATATTGAATACCTTTTCGGGGTTTTCGAATGGTTGCAAATATTTAAATTGAGAATCGTATTCGCTTTTTTTAGCGTCTGTAATAGAACATAGTCCCCACAATTCAAGAGCTTCTTTATCGTTAAAAATACTTATAAGCATACCGCCGAATGACATCCATTTAATATGCGTATCAAGATGGGAATCGAATAGCTTATTCTCACAGCATTTTTTAATAATATTGAATTTAATATTGCCCGCGGTTTTGATGTCTTTTTTCTCAATTACTTTCTCTTCTGGTTCTGCAAATGGCGCGATGGCGTCGGCTTCATATACTGTAATAACCGAATCGGCAAATGACCCTTCCTCTAAAATCATGAATCTATTTTCTTTTGGCTTACTGCAGTAGGCAGAGCGCAATTTGCGATTCGTATCATAAATACTTTCATCGAATAACTTATCCAAATCCAGCAAGTAATCTTTGTAATCTGTTTCATTCATGAGCTTATTCCAGTTTGAAATCATTGCGTTCTGTGTTTTTTTGGTCGCAATAAAGTTAACAACAATAATATGAATAGAGACAGCCCAATATTGCTTGTTATCTTTGCAAGAAGTATAATTATCACTGCAGGCAGTTTTAACACAAAACCTCGGCTCAACATCAGAGCAAACTTTCAATTGCTTTGTAATTGCTTCTTTTGCAATGCGAATGATTTCGCTACTTGCCTCCTCGTTATATTCTTCAGAATCGCCAACCAATTTCTTATAATCTATATCAAAGTATAATTTAACAAATCCGTCATCAACAATTCTCTCAAAACAGCTTTTTGACTTTTTGCAAATGGCTTCGTATTCAGAAACAGAGCATAATGAGTAATCATCTTTCTTGTTGGCCATTTTCGCAGAGTATTGAAGAGTTTTCGCTAAACATTTCGATTCCATTCTATATTATCTCTAAAGATAATTATTTTAAGTTCTTTCTTAATTAAAATAATTAATCCAATAAAATATTAGAAAGTCGAGTCGCTTCTTTATGGTAAGTATACCATTTTGCTTTAGCTTTGGCGACACTCGGTGCATGCTCTGCTTGCCATTTTTTTGTAATATCGCGAACCTTGTCTTTATTGGCTTCAGTGTAGGCGATAATATGTTTTTTGTTTTGTTCATATGTTGGCATTATATATATAGAGAGAGAGAATTTAAATATATATTATCGCTAAACAATATTTAAATTTAAATATATGTGTAATCTATAATGAAGAGTTGTTATACTTGTGAAAAGCTTAAAACTTTGAAACAAATATATTGCGTAATGACTTGTTTAATTCATGGACCGGTTAAGCCTATTTCAACATTTTTGCAGCAGCCTTCGCAGCAGCCTTCGCAGCCTTTGCAGCAGCTCTTGCCGTGAGCTTAGATTCTACGAGAGCAAGGCGCTTGGCAACGCCCTCGGCTTTCTTCTGGTCTTTCATCATCTGTTTCTCGTCTGCTCTCACTTTTTTAAGAGCTAATTTAGCAGCAGCCCCTCCATCAGAAGACGAGGATGCTTTTTTAACACGAGGCGCAGGAGCTGCCTTAACATATCCCATCCTAATATCCGGGTCAGAAAGCGCGGCGGCGTACGTCAGCCCTCGAGATTGCGCAAATTGTCGAACGTGAGTAATCCATGAGTTGGCCATCTATATATTTCCCTAAATATTTTAATTTTTTGTAATAGCTTGTTCATAATTTTCAAAAGCTTTCCCTAGTTTTTTGTGATTCTGTGCCCATGTTTTTTTATAGCCCTCATGATTCTCGCACCATTTAGCGTGATAATCTTTATGGTCGGTACGCCACTGCTTTTGGTAAGCCTTGCGCTCTTCCTCAGTCAAAAGCTTTCGATTTATGCAAGTAGTCGCACAAATAACTTCATATTCGCGGGCAAAAAGTTCTTCAACGCTATTACAAGGGAAGTTCTCAATAAGTAATATAATATAATTGCCGCCTTCGATGATTTTCTTGCTTCTGGCTCGGTTTGTCTTTGCCTTGTGTCCCGCAAGTCTTTTGCAAAGAGGCTGGCACGTCGACCCTACATATATCATCCCAGTATTCAAACAAACAAGTTTGTAAATTTTGGCATCCTGATAATTTGGCATATACTATTACTAAAGATATTAATTACTTTATTTTGCCGATTTCCTATTTTTCTCTCCTCTCTGTAATCTCTAATAAATTGAAATTTTTGAAGGCCTTATTGTTTACGGTGTCGATATCGAGATGATTATATGGCGCATCATAAATATAATCGTATAATTGCGTGGTCCTTGTTTTAGGCAATCCGAGCAAATCCTCACAAATTCCCCCGAATTCCACAAGACTCTTAGGCTTCCAAATACTTATATTCGTGAGCTGTTTTCGCAACATAAGAGGTAAGTATTTATAACTTTGTAGAGTGATAATAACCGCTAATTTTAAATGGCGAAGCTTGATGCACATCTTATTCAATTTCTTTTGTATGGCCTTGTCTTTTAGAGCATCCGCGAAGTCATCGATTATGAGGCATGAATACTTTGGTTCTTCTTCCTCTTCTTCTTCCTCTTCTTCTGAGTCTCCTTCGAACGCTTTTGTCTTTTTGATTTCCTTTTTAGGAGGTTGTGAATCGGCGAGCTCGCTATAAATTTCATCGAGCAGTTCACACGTCAACTCGTGGTACACCTTATCATGGTCAGCGAAAATATGGTTAGAAACAGATTGAAACGATATAGCAGGACAAAGATAATAAATATTGTCAAAAACACCTCTGTAATATAATTTTGAACGAAACATGGACATTAAAAGTGAACTTTTCCCGCTACCGCCGGAGCCAGTCATTGCATAAAAAAATCCGTTTCTGTGAGGTATAGCTTTGTTATGCTCTAGGCCAGGAATTATAATTTTCTGAATCTCCTTGACAGGCTTTAAGTCCTTTACATTATGAAATGGATTCGGAGTTTCTACAATATTTAGCATATACGATATAAAGATATTATTATTCTCTTGCTAAATAGTAATATGGATATTGCGCAGGACATCGAATTACTTGCTTTAGGGCTTATTCCCGCAGGACTTACATACAATATAAAAAAAACTGAGTACATAGATTGGTCTAAATTAGAATACAATTCTCGGTATAAACACCCTGAGTATTACCACAATAAATTACCTAAGGCAGTTCGAAATTTGCCGGGGTTGTGGGAACATTGTGAGAAATTGGCATCATACAACGTCTCCCCTTTAGAATCACTACTACAACTTGAGAGCATAAGAGAAGAATAATTTACTTAGCATATATCGAAATTTATTATCTAATGCTTTAATATAGGAAGAATGGAAGCTTTATTGGAAGAAACCGCGGTCGATAGTGTCCCACTTACCAAGCCAAAAAAAGTAGTCAGCCAGAAGCAACTTGAGAGCATGGCTGCAGGCAGAGAAGTTTTGAAGCAGAAGCGCGAATTGGCGAAGGCAGAGAAGATTTTGCAAGCTACTGAAATACTTTCAAAATATAGCAAGAGCATACCCGAGCAGGAGAAAGAACAAAAAGAAATAAAACTAGAGCCGGTAAAAATGCAGATAGAAGAGAAGCCAAAAGAGTCGATAAAGAAAGAGAAGAAGGCAAAACCTGCCCCGCTAAAAATTCCAGATGACTCGTCGGATTCTGAGCCTGAACAAGAGGTTGTTATTATAAAGAAAAAGAAGAAACCAAAGGCTCCCAAAATCACATACAAGTATATCTCAGACTCCGATTCGAGCGATAGCGACGCACCACCCCCACCCCCAGCAAAAAAGCAAATCGAAAAGCCTGCACGTGCAGCTGCAAACCAGAAACAAATACGTCAGCCGGCGCCATCGATATTCTGCGATTAAACCAAAAAAAATTTGTTATCAATTAGGATAATAAATTTTGTGTGATACCACGCCCAAAAAGGCCCAAGTGGCTTAAAAATTAAAAATTAAATACCAATTTTGAAAATAGAAAATTATAAAAAATATTCTCTCT